GCCGTCAAGTAGCGAAGGCGAGAATGAACGCAGTATTGAGATCGAAGATTTCATCAAGGCAACAAATGCAGAGATTACATATGGTGGTGAGCGAGCCTGTTACATTCCATCGAATGATAAGATTCTCATGCCAGACATCAATACGTTCTATACGGCAGAGCATTTCTATTCGACCACATTCCATGAGTTGGTCCATTGGACTGGTGCAAAGAGCAGACTCGACCGTGAGTTGAATACAAAGTTTGGCAGTGATGCATACGCATATGAGGAACTGGTTGCAGAGTTGGGTGCTGCGTTCCTATCGGCAGATCTTGGCATCAGCAACCATGTGCGTGACGACCATGCCAAATACCTCAGTTCTTGGCTGAAGATCTTAAAAGAAAATAGTAGCGCAGTTGTCAGTGCTGCATCCAAAGCAAGTAAGGCAGCAGAATATATCTCTGCCTTCAGTGATAGAAAAAGGAATGCCGCATGATAACCGTTAAGAATATTGCAGAAATTGTGCATGAAGTTACATCCGCCGATATAAAAGATATATTCTCTTCCAAAAGAGATCGAGCAACATCATATGCTCGTGCTCTTGTAATACATCTTTCGTATGAGATTGTGTCGATTAACAAATCAAGGATTGCAAGATCATTAGGAATAGACCACTCGACTGTGTTTGTTGCGTTGAGAAAGAGCAAGGCACTAATTGAGAAAGATCCAAATTGTTTACACGCAGAACACTTTGACAAGGCATACAAGTTAATCATGGACAGATACTCAAAGGATATTATTTTGAGGATCGACAAACTAAAGTGCAAGGAACTAATGGAAGAATTGGAGATTGTTCAGTTTGCATTGAAGCGCATCATGGAAGAACTTGAGTCAATTAGTTTTATAAGGAGTTAACATGAGGAAAGAAGATATTCTAAAGACAGCAATCAGAACACTTGAGCAGCGTCAGGAGATGTATGGTTCTCCGTTCGATGGCATTTCTATGATGGCTCAGATGTTATCTGTATATCTTGATAGGATGATCAGTCCACATGATGTCTGTGTTATCGAGATCATCCAGAAGATCTGCCGCCTTAAGAAAAACAATGGCCTTCATGATGACTCATGGGTAGATATTGCTGGCTATGCTGGCATTGGATCAGAGGTTGCACATGAAGATCAAACGGTCGAAGAATTTATATGCAAAGAGTTTAGAATGGAAAATACATCACCCTAAAGTTTTGCCAAACCGAAAGGCAAAACCAAAGCGTCAGAAGAATAAAGAGAAAATGGAAATGAATCATGACTGTGCATCAGAACATAGATTTGGTTAATCACTACAAAGAAGTAAGACAGAGACTAAATCAAGCTGGTTATCGCTTTGCCAAAAACAAAGAGATTAACAAACGGCTCAAGGTAAAACAGACAGCAGAGAATATGGCTGCTGTTATTAATATTGAGAAAGAGATCATCAATAATCTTAAATCAAACTGGAGATTGATCGTAGAGAAGATTGCAATGCGTATAGATATGCCAGTGAGTGAGTTCTTGAACAGCAAATCAAGACAACACAATCTGGTTTATGCAAGACACGAAGCATATTATCTTCTTCGCAAACATACCAATATGTCTTTTCCACAGATTGGCAAAAAGTTTGGAGGAAAAGATCACACGACAATCCTGCATGGGTATCTATCACACATTAAAAGGAATGGGCTTGAGAAATGACAGGCTTTAATAGCAAGAGATCAATGGCTTCTGATAGATGGATTAACAATGACATCCATCACTACAAGTCAAAACCAGAAGAGCCAAAACTAAAGTCGGCAATCAAAAAAAGAAAGGTTAATCCATATCCAACAAAAGAACGGCTGCATGAACTGTTCACGTTGAACGGCAACATGCTTGTAAGAAAGAAACCACACCATAAAGAACGCGCTGACCGTATTGCTGGCTGTAAGATCAAAGGGTTCTGGTATGTCATGGTCGATGGTAGGCAGTGCAAGGTCGAACGGTTGGTCAAAATCTACAATGAAGATGAGTAAACAGGAGGTGAGTGATGGACATTGTTGAACGGATGCAACGTGATCTTGACATTGGTTGTTCTGCCAGCATTGGTGATACAAAGAAGGCCATTGCAGAGATTAAGCGGTTGCGGGAAAAACCAGAACTAACACCAGCGCAGTATTGGGAAGCGCAAGCATCCATGTGGCATGAGAACTATAAAGAATTAAAACAAGCGGACATGCTGAAGGGGAAAGAGTGATGGACATTACTAACTTGGATGACCACCGTAGAGTTTGGAAAACAGGTGCCGTTGTCTGTGGCGCATGTGGGCATGGTTGGCAAGCGGTTTACCCTGTAGGGGCAGAGGATGTTGGGCTTGAGTGTCCGGCGTGTGGGGCTATGTCGGGTCGCGTGTCGTTGAACGGTGACAAACACGACATGTCTCCGTACGAAGACTTCTCCAGCATACTTAAATGGAAAACTATTGACACCATTCCGCACGGAGAATTTGTTTTGATCTGCGATGCCATAGACAAAATCATTAAATACGGTCTAGCCGAAGTAGACGAGCTGGGAGACACTATAATTATCTGCGGCGGAATACCTGTTACCAGACCATCGTATTGGACTCATTGGGCTTACATTACACTAAAGGAGAAAGAGTGATGGATATTGTTGAACGGTTGCAGGGTCATGCAAAAGGCAACGCTGGTGGAGTTAGAGAATTGTTAGTGTTATCCGCTGACGAGATTAAACGCCTGCGCCAACAGGTTGAAGAGTTGGTGGAGGTATTGCAAAAATATAAATGCAACTGCCACCCTAATTGTTGGGATGATTGCGAGACTTACGAGTGTGATTGTGGCGTAAATTATTGTGGCGCAAGTGCAAACCGCGCCATCGCAAAAGCAACAGGAGGTGAGTGATGGATATTGTTGAACGACTGCAAAAAGTATTTGGTGTTGTTGTCAAAGCAGATGATTGTTTTGAAGAAGATTATTCTGTTGCCAGAGAAGCCGCTAATGAGATCAAACGCTTGCGCCAGCAAGTTGCAGAATTAGAAAAACAAAACGCACAGACAATAAAAGTAAATGAGTTTCTTAATCATAAACTCAGTGAAGCAATAAAAGAGTTAAATAAATTAGATGTCGTGCTAAAGCAACAGGGGGATGAGTGATGATAGGAGAAGCTACCTTTATGGATAAATGGGATGCTAGGTTTCTGCATCTTGCATTTCAAATTGGTGACTGGTCAAAAGATCCATCAACGAAAGTAGGTGCTGTTATTGTCAGGCCAAACAGAACTATATCATCTGTCGGGTTCAACGGCTTTCCTCGCGGTGTCAATGATACAGAGGACAGGCTAAACAATAGAGAGGAGAAGTATCAATTTACCTTACATGCAGAGATGAATGCCATCCTGTCAGCCAATGAGCCAGTGGACGGATATACAATCTATGTCTCTCCATTGATACCATGCTCTAATTGTGCGGCAGCTATTGTGCAATCAGGGATTGTTCATGTTATAGCATACATGCCTGTATTGCCTGAGCGATGGGGATCATCCTTTGCAGCAACGGCTGAGATGTTTAGAGAAGCAAATGTCAAACTCAATGTGTTTGGAAAAATAGAGTATTGAAAATGGCAGCACCGAAAACTAAAACCTTGAAAGAGCGATTGGAACAGCGAGAGAAAATGTGGAATATGTATATTGCTGGCAAATCAAAATACCGAATAGCAAAGATCATGGGGTGTCATGAAACAAATGTCGGATGTATCATCAATAGAATTGAACGCAAACTTAACGAGAAAAAAAATGGTTGATATAAATATCCATTTCAATCGTATCAGTTCTATCATCGGTCAGCGTGGTCAGGAATACGGAGACCTTAAAGAAAATTTTAACCGTGTTAAAACTATAGCATCGACTATCTTGGAAAAAGATATTAGCAATTATGAAATCGCTGTTATCATGGCATCAATCAAATTGGCCCGGATAGCAAACGATAAGACGAAGCAGGATTCTTGGGATGACTGCATTGCCTATGTTCTGTTCGCAAGCATGTTTAAGGATGAATGAAATGTATAGAGAAGATTTAATTTCTATAGTTCAAATCGCTGCCACCTATGCAATCTTGGTAACAGCATTTGCTCTGTGGTTACTGTGATGTCCATAGAGCTATCACACTGGATCAGCGGCTTCCTATGTGGCCTTGTCATTAAATGGTTGGCGCTGGTCTGTTACGATGTTATTTCAGATATTGAGTGCGGAAAACGGGACGACCGCGAAGCATCTCACAAAATTCCGGTGGCAGAAGGAAACCTTCTTCATCGAAACTCAATAGAGCAAACCCTTGATGCGCTCTCGATTGGGTTCCCTCTGTATACTCAAAGGCTGGAGACTCAGGATCGCCAAGCATTCCCGTTTCTATACCCCAGTGAGTGCCATTTCTGTTCCGAACTGCGGTCACTTGTAACTGATGAGTATGATTGGTCACGGTCGATGTTCCCGAATGAAGCGCATTATTCCACCCAGCATGAATGCCTCCACGGAACCTATGGCGAATTTCTACTGCATTCACAAATAGAGCATAACAAAATTCCGCTTGAGGAAACCTGTCAGATAATCGTCCAGCATAATCTTCCAACTCAGGCGCAGCATTAGCCAGATAGAAATCGACGCGCTGGTCATGGTTGCCAATCGTCCAGTATATCTTGCTCGACATTGGCAGTTTGCTGAGGAAAAATCTGGCTGCATCTATTTCCTCTGCAACAGAGGGATGAGATACTCCGAGATACCGCTTGTGGCTTGATACTCTGGCACCGTCAATGATGTCTCCATTCAATACAATAATATCAGGCTTGACCTTCTTTGCCACATTGATGAACATCTGGCACATGACTGGCAGGTCTTTGCTCCAAAGATGAGCGTCTCCACCTACTAGAACTTTAAGATTGCCACCCGTTTCATGTAACGCTTTAGGATATGACCACTCAGGGAGTGGCTCTTTGACTCCCCATTGGGCCTCTGTTTTCAGACTAAGCGCACGATGAAGGCGGTGCTTAAATGTCGTTTCAGGCGTTGTTGTGGCTCTAGCAGATGCAGCTACATTTCTATTGCAGTTTACCCATGCCTGAACTGTTTCCTTAAGAAGCTCCTCAGAGCATGGAGCCTGTGCCATTATGCGTATTCCTTGTATGCGTCAGCCAGTTTCGTATCATAATTGTTCTTGGTGTATTGAGGGCCATTATAATGCCGAGCAAAGCCAGCCCAGTCATGGTTCTGTAACTCGTCCATCAATCCTGTGTTATGAATGTAGTGGCACATTTGAATGATCTGGTTGCGCTCGCTAACCTTGGCCTCGTCAACCATTTCATAAACGCTCTTGCAGTCAACAAGGCGGAAGTTCTCGCCCATAATCTGCCCCATACCCCAAGATGTAGAGAGCAGCGCGGCTTCCTCGTCAATGTTTATAGCTGCCTCAAGCTCCTGATACACGCCTGACGATGACTTTGGATATGGCTTCTCGCCCCACCGACGATAGGCAATGCCAAGTTGCTCAGCCTGAGCAAGCAAGTTCGGCGTATCAATCAGATGGCGGTAAAAGAAATGACGCTCGAACAGAATCTTGGGACGACCCATTGCATCGAACCCGCTTCCGGATGACTCGACACGGATGACTGCCCGTAGTGCTGCTGGCTCAATACAAAAATCATGAGCAATCTGCTCGAGCTCGTCAGTTGTTAACTTCTCTGCATCACCTACGAACTGCATCTTGTGATCCTTCCTTCATAGAAAGCGCGTCAGTCTTTTGTTTTGATCCGGCGGATGATCCGTAATAAAACTGG